GTTAGTCATGGATGCTCCCGGGGTTCGTCGTGACGTTGGTGTAGACCGACGGCAACGCGAGTGTCCGTTCGATCGCCGCCGAGTAGAGCGCCGCGGTCGTCGACGCGAGATCCGCCGCCGCCGGGAACAGATAGCGGCCGGTTTTGACGAACTCTCGAGACGATTCGTGGGGCGCTTGGCGTGTCCCGCCGAATTCGATCCAACCGGCGTACGGGACCGCCGATCCGCCCATAGTGACGGTCGCGCCGGTGCGTGTCCCGTGTGTGCGGATCGACCCGCCGAGTTCGCCGGGCGCGTCGGCACGCGCCCGGTCGGAGATCGGGACCGTCGAGCGGGCCCGCTGCGCGACCGGTTCAGCCGCCTCTTTCCCGGCGGCTTTGATCGCCGCGTACAGCGGGCCTTGTTGGTCGGCGGTCAGGCGGTTGATGTCGCGCCGCAACGCTTGCATGCCGACGACCCCGACGGTCGCGCCGGTCGCCATATCGGTTAGGCGGGGCCGGAGACCCACGCCGTCCCGGACCAGTGTGCTTGGCCCGCGGTCCCGGCGGCTTGGGTCTGGACGTACTGGCCGGTCGTCCATGCGCTTGTGGGCGACGCGGTGACGACGTTGGGTGTCCCGGCGATCAGGTTCGCGACGTTGGCGGGCGGTGCCGAACCGGCCGGGGTCCACGTGCCGGGCGTCCCGGCGGTCGCGCCGGTCGCCGGCGTTCCCTGATTCACGGCGGGCGGCGTGTCGAGGATCCAATCGATGTCAACCTCGGACGCGGCGCCGGCGTCACCGCCGAAATACGCGAACGGTTGAGGGATCGCGTTCCCCTCGAACGACGGGTTCGTCGGCCCGACCGCACGCGACTTGTACGGTCGCACTTTGAACGGGCAGAGCGTCCCGGACGCGTTGTACGCGTCGAGCGCCGCTTTCAGGATCGGGAACGTCGCGCCCGGATCGAACGCTTGCGCGAGTTTCGCTTTGATATGCCATTTGACGGGGCCGGGATAATCCTTGATCCCGCAGAACGTGACGAGTTCGATCGGCTTATTTTCCGGTTCGATCGAAACGTTCATGCCGAGACACGAGAGGTTGCCGCCGCCAATCTCGACATACGCGTCGGTCATCATTACCGGCGTCGATGTCGGGACCGGAAGATCGGCGAGCGGGGTGACAGTCGCGTTCCCGCCGTTCGATGCCATGTTGTTTTCTCCTTACGCTTGGATCTCGAGAATCAGGTCGACGACGTACGCGTCGGCGCCGCCGACCGACCAGAACCGCGGATTCGAACGCGACACGACGCGTAAATGTTGGACGGTGCCGCCGAGCGACGGGTCGACGCGTAACGCGTCCTTGGCGACGCGGGCGAGAGCTTCGGCCCGGTTTCGGTCCGTCGGGCCGGACACACACGCGACCGGTTGGGTCGCAACATCGACGCCGAACATCGTCGCGTCGTAGATGACGGTCGTTGTGTAGCCGACGATGTACGCCGGCGGGTTAAACGTCGTCGGCGGCGACGCGAAACAGGTGACAGTCGGGTCGAGACCCTCGAGAGCGACGACGATCGCCTTCGAGACGGTGTCAACATCGAAACTCACCCGAATACCAGCGGCGCGTAGAGCGCGTATAGGGCTTCGATGTCGGGGTCGACGCGTCCGACGCGGATCGCCGACGCGTCTCCCCACGTGATCGTCCCGTCGACCGAATCGCGCCGGCGGTACAGCCGCGCCGCGTGCAACAAACAGGCTTCGTGGCCGGACGGCGGGACGTCGGTGTTATCGGGCGGGTATTTCCCGCCGTATTTCGATATGCCGTAGTCGATAGCGGCGGCTAACGCCGTTTGTATGACCTGATCTTCGGTCGGGTCCGGTTGAAGCCGGAGCAGTGTCCGAACCTCGGCGAGATTGGGCCATGCCGCCATCGACTACGGACCTCCCCTACCTGTTGGTCGCGCGACGTCCGCCGGTAACACCGCCGCCGGTGTCGGGCGGGGTCGTGTCGGCCGGCGCCTCGTCGGACATTTCGGCGATCGTCGGCAACGAGGTCACCGCCGAGAGGTCGAGCGCGACGTACGCGGTCTGGGCGAGCGACCCGAACGCGACGTAACCCCCGTACGCGATCTGGACGCCCAATATCGACGGTTCGATCACACTCAACAAACCGATGACTTCCTCGTAAACCTCGTACAGCGACGCGGGTCCGACGATGCACGTTTTCGACGGCGCGAACGGGACGACGATCCGCGGGAGTCCGAGCACGTCGCCGCGAAAGTCGGCGAGTGTCGACGTGCCGGGCGCGCCCATTTCGTCGGTCGTGTTTTGCGGGAAGATGACGCGGGTCGTGTCGACGAGCGACCCGAGCGCCGCCCAGACGTCGAGACTGCACCAGATCCGTTCGGGCATCCGTTGTGCCGCCTGGTACGAGTGCATCGCCGCCGTGTAGAGCGCTTTTGTCCAGTCGGCGAGGACCGGCGCGGCGGGGAGTGCCGGCGGTTTCGTGCCGGTCGCCTTGGCGACAAAGTCGGCGGCGACGGTCGTCTCGGTGTCGATCGCGTATTGGTCGGCGAGATCGCGGACGATGATGTCCCACGCTGCCGGCGACGTCCAGTCGATCGACTGTCTCGAAATGTCGACGGTGCCGCCGCGCGTCGTTTTGGTGAAGGTGACGCCGGTGATCGTCATCGCTCTCGAGGGGAGCGCCGTCTTTTCGGCCGACTGCGCGCCCGACTGCGTATGGACGGTGACTTTCGGTCTCGAGAACGTCGTCCCGGCGATCCCGCCGAGCGCTTTCGCGCCACCTAACGATTGGATGAGCGGCCGGTTCGCGTCGATCAGCGAGACGACCTGACCGACGATCGGGGTCGGGAGAACACCGGTGAGGGTCGTGGTCGTCTGATCGGCACGCGCCTGGTAGAGGCGACCGGCGGCAGCTTCGTCGCGGACACCGCGTTCCATGATCCCGTTGGCGCGCAGATAGTCGACGACGACCGCGCCCGGCGACGGATAGGCCGGTTCGCGGACCGCGACGTCGAGGCGGCGTTGGGCGACGACCTCGGCGGGGCGGGGCAGTTGCGCGCCGGTGTCCCGATGCATTTCGCGCAGACGGTCGTACTCTTCGAGCGGGCCGATCTGCGCGTCGATCTCGCTTACGCGTTGGCGGGTCGCTTCGAGCAGGTTCTTTTCGGCGTCGACGAGGTCGCGGCCGTCGGTCACTTGCGCGAGGATCGATTCCATCGCGCCGATCGCTTCGGCCCGCTGCGCGTACAGAGATTCGAGTACTGCGTTCGCCACGGTTAGCCTCCCGTGTCAGGTTTCCGGTCGCCTCTACAGATGCATGGCGCCAGATTGTCCCGACGGTGAGAGGCCGGTGCGAGCATCCGGGGATGTCGCGGCCGGGTCTCGGCCGACGCGGCGGATCGGCCGCGGTCTAGTTGCTCGACCCGGATCGTAACCGGTCGATCTCGGCCCGCCACGTATCTACCGCGAGGGGCGCGGGCCGGACGGTCGCGGCGCGTGCCTCGAGCGAATACGCGGTGCGGACCGACGCGATCTCGGCGTCGGCGAACACCGGTGTCGGGGTCAATGAGACCTCGAGGAGTCGGGATTCGATCCGGACGACCCGGTCTTTATGGTCGGGGCCGAGATCCGGGTTCCAGTCCTCGACATACGACCAGGACGACCGGATCGGCACGAACCCGACCGACATTCCGACGAGGTCGCCGGCGTCGGCGGCTTGGCCGGCGCGTTGCGCTTCGGGCGAGTCGTTCAGTTTCCAGACACCGTCGAGACCGCCGGCGTCGTGGGTCCATTTCTCGGCGTGTCCGATCGGGAACGACCGGTTCTCGTGGAAGAGGAGCAGCGGTAGATGTTTTCCGGTCCCGCCTTTCGTCGAAAATTTGAACGAGCCGGGGTCGTGCGATTCCATGAACCATCCGACGTCGGCCCACGTCGCATAGGGGACGGCGCGGCCCTCGAGATACCGGTAGGGCCGGCCGGCGACCTGGACGTCGCGGATCTCGAGACCGGTCGTGAACGCGCGGATCTCGGTCGGTTCGATCATGGCAGATTCCCCTCGTCTGGGATCTGTTCGTCGGGCGCGGCCGGCGACGGCGTGTCGGGCGCGGCGGGCTGTTCGATGTCGGCGGTCCCGCCGATCGCGGCGGGCATATCCGGCGGGAGTCCCAACATGCCGCGAGCTTCGCCGACGGTGATAATCCCCGCCGAGATCAGCAGTTGCGCCGACTGCGCGGTCGTCGCCAGATCGTCGCGCAACAGTTGGTCGCGCCGGAACCGGACGTTGGTCCCGCGGGGCAGCCACGCGTTCGACCAAACGTCCTCGAAGTCGGCGAGGACCGGTTCGAGCGACGTTCTTAGTACCTGTTGGTATTGGGGGCCGGCGGTCCGGTAGGTCATGCCGGCGACCGGCGCGCCCAACCAGTACGAATCGAGATTGAACATGTTCGCGATGTCGACGAGCGACATTCGGCGCGCCTCAGCGAGTTGGGTGTCGGTCGGCGACCATGCCAGCGGGATGACCTGCGTGCCGTTCGGCAATATCGCCGGTTCGCGTTGCGGGCCGGAGAACTTGGCGAGCCACGCTTGCTTGGCGTCGTCGACGACCGACTGGTCGAGGGTCGCTTGGGGCGCGATGACCGCGACGGACGGGACGGCGCCGCCGGCGAGCGCGCCCCGTTCGTATTCCTCTTCCATCGCGACCCGATCGAGCGTCGATAGGTACTCTTCGACGACGCCGACCCCGCGGATCGGATAGGTCCGGTCGGCGCCGCGCCGAACGTGGATGACGTCGTCGAACGGCAAGTCGTAGCCGAGATACGTGTAGCGGACGTCGTTCTCGTTCGAGTACGAATCCCAGACGATGTAAACCCAACTGGTCGGGAGCCATTGGACGGCGAGCGGCCACCCGTCGGCGCCGCGGGCGGTGACGAGACAGACCGCGTTCCCGGAGAGGAGATAGTCCTCGACGGACAGTTGGACGAACCATGATGCCGCCCGGTCCGGGTCGGGTCTCGAACAGATCCGCGGCGCCGGCGCGATGCGCTGGTAGCCGCGCCACGCGTCCATCGGACATTGCTTGACGAGACCGCCATATAGCTGTACGGCGCGGCCGACGGCCGGGATCTGTCTCGCCGACGGGACGTCGAATACGTACGGGCCGGGGATCCCGAACCCGGAGATCCCGGGCGGCGGGAGCAGCGACCCGCCGGCCGGCGCGCGCGCGACCTGACCGATCGTGATCGGCGCAACAATCGTCATCGCGTGCGGACAGTAGTCCGGGCCGGGCTAATAGATGCGGAACGTGCCGAGATCGGCGGGCGCATGATCGAACGCCCAGACGGCGACCGTCGCCGCGCAGATCGCCGAGATCGACACGTCCGACTGTCGGCGCGACCATGCCCACGCGTCGCCGACCGACCGACGAGCCGCCGACGCCGCCGCCGCGTCCAACGCCGCGTGGGGCCGGACCCGCACCGCCGGCGGGTCGCCGACGAGCCCGTCGAGAAATGACGAACAGGCGGTCACGTAGTCCCGCGTTTTGATCTCGAGCAGGTCGTAGCCGCGGCGGGCGAGCACGTCGGCGACCGACGCCGCCGGCCCATACGACTCGAACGCGACGACCGTCGGCGACCAACGCGAGATCAGGTCAGCGACCCGGTCGGGAACCCATCCCATCCCCCGATCCCACGCCGCGACCTCGAGGCGCGCGGTCCCGTCCGGGTCTCGCCACGCGGCGACGACCGCCGCGTCGCCGGCGTCGAGCGACACGTCGAACCCGAGCGCGACCCGGCCGACGGTCGGAAGATCCTGGTCGGGATCTTGGACCGCCCGCCACCGCTCGAGCGGGACGACCCGGGCGACAGTCGAAACCCAACGATTCCCGTACGCGCGGGCGAACTCGTCCGGGCCGAGTAGCTCGAGCGCCGCCGACATCGCGTCGGCGCCGATCGTCCGCCCGTACGCGGGATGATATTCGGGCCATGAGACCGGGTCGGTCGGGTCGAGACCGTCCGGACACGACCATTCAAAATAGGCGACGCCGTCGGTCCGGCCGGCGTCGACCGCGGCGCGACCCTGCTCGACCGTGCCGAGCCACCAAACCGACGACGCGTCGCCGGCGGTTGACACCTTCCACACTTGCGCCGACTCTTTCGTCGCTTGGGTCGGGACGATCGCCTGGTCTAACTGTTGGCCCTTGACGAGATCGAACGACCAGCATTCATCGACTACCACGAGGTCGGAAACTTTCGAGTGCAGGCCCGCCGGCGTCGGCGGGAACGGGCGGACGAGACCGCCCGAATGACGCCAGCGGATATGTTCCGACCCCGCCGCCTGGCGCAGATGGGTCGCACCGCCGAACGGTGCGACCAGCGGCCAATGTTCGTTAATCAACCAATCGACCGCGTCTTTTTGGGTTTGCATCGTGTACCAACAACGAGCCCGCGGGACGACAATCGCCCGATGGTCGAGCACCGAACCGAACAGGGTCGTCTTACCTGACTGTCTCGGCACGGTGACGAGCACCAGTTGGTAAACGAACCGGCCGTTCTCGTCGACCTCGAGCGCGACGTCGACGACCGTCTGTTGCCACGGCATAAGCGGTTTCCCGATCGCCGCCGCGAACTTCCCGACCGACCCGCCATACGTGCGGCGGCTACGTGTTCGGGATGTCGCCCGCGCCGGCGCCGGGGCGCGCCAACTCTCGGAGCAATTGTTCAAACGCGTCGACTGGTTGGGTTCCATCGGCGGTCAATCCTGCCGCTTTGCGTAGCTCGAGATAGACGGCGTTCGCTTTCGTGACCGCGTCGACATCGGCGAGCCGTTCGGCGACATCGACCGCCCGCGCTTGGGCACGCAACGCCGCCTTCTCGGCCGGCGGAATGTCGGTCGGATTCATTAGGTCACGCTCGAGCGCCTTTTCGACCCGCCCGCGTTTGTCGGCACTCACGACGCTTGCCAGACCGTCGCATAGCGGCCCGACGACGTCCGCCGTTCGGTCCCAGACTCGTGGACCCAACCGGCGAGCACGAGTTCACGCCGGCGGGCCGACACGGTCTGATGACGCCATCCGGTGATCTGCTCGAGATCGTCGTCGGTCAGGCCCCGCGGATGGGCCCGCAAGATCTCGAGGACGGTCGCCTGTTTCGTCCCGACCGTCGGGACGATCGACTCGGCCGCGGCGGCACTCGTCGACGAGCCGGCGACGCGGGGAATCTGACCGTCCGCGTACGGGAACGCCGGGAGCGCCAGTTGGATCGGCCGGATCTCGCCGTTCTCGCCGAGATCGTCGATCATCGGCCCGGATCGCCCCGATCGGGGCGCAGATCGGACGATTCGGAAAGGAAATGACGACAGGGTTCGGGATGCGAGACGACCGCCGACCAAAAAACGGGGGTCGTCGTCTCGAGGTCGCCGAGCGCGCGCGGCCCGGGGGTCGGCGTGTCGGCGTCGTCGTCGGCGAGGCGGGCGGGACGGACCCCGACCCCCGGGGGTCGTGTCCCGACGTCGTCGGTCCGGTCGTCGATGACCCGGTCGACGAGACGATGCCACGAATCATGGGCGGTGCGCGAGCAGATCACCGCGCCGCAGTCGTCGCACCGGTCGATGTACCAATGCTTCGCCCGCCCATTCAATGTCATCACCGTGTATCTCATAGGCGGGTCTCATAGGTCGGGACACTGGTCCGGTATCGGCGCATGATGTTGGTACGTCGGGCGGCGAGACCGGCGTTGCATTGGTGACACGCGGCACGCAGATTGGTCGGGTCGAACATCGGACCGCCGTCGGCGCGAGCGACGATATGGTCAACCTCGGTCGCATAGCGGGTACAGCGCGGTCCGCGTATCTGGCAGAGTCCGAGATCCCGGTCGATGATCTGTAACCGCAGTTTGCGGTAGGCGCGGGTCCGGAGTCGTGGGTCGTAGGTTGTCATCGGCGATCGCATTCGTCGCGGTGAAGGTCGACCCACAGGTAGACGAACTCGGCGGGGAGTCGACTGTTCGTGAACCGGGCGCCGCACGCGTGGCAGACAACGCGGGTCGTGTCGCCGCGGGTGTCGACGACGATCCCGCCGGCGGGCGGTTCGTGACCCATCTTGCGGATCGTCGCCGCGTGAGTCGTCCGGTCGGCGTGGTCGGAATGTTTCATAACGCGAGCGCCAGTTGCGGGTCGGGTTCGTCGTCGGTCTCGAGATCGAGGACTCCTTGGGCGAGCCGGCGGGCGGCGATCTCGCAATAGTGTTCGACGATCTCGACACCGATCGCACGCCGGCCGAGGATCTTCGCCGCTAAGAGCGTCGTCCCGGATCCGGCGAGCGGGTCGAGGATCGTCTCGGCCGGTCTCGAGACGCGGGCGACCGCCCAACGCATCCAATACAGCGGTTTCGGGCACGGATGATCGACCTTGGCGCCGGCGCCTTGGGCGACGAACCCGTTCGGGCGGTTCCCGAGACCGTCGGCGAGATACGGACACGCGCCGTAATAGAGGATGGGCTGCCAGACGGTGAAGCCCCAAGACGAGTAGCCCGACCCGGACGGGATCAGGACGGCGCCGATCGAGTCGGGTTCGGGGTAGCGGAACATCATGTTCGTTCCCGGGAAGATCAGCGCGCGGGAGCATCGGCCGATCGCCCGGGGGATGATCTCGTCGACGATCTGTTCGGCGTCGTCGCGTGTGTCGGCGTACAGCTTCGATGCGACGCCGACTTTATGGGCGCCGGACCGGCCGGCGTTGCGTTGGATCTTCGCTTTGAGTCCGATCCCGTAGGGCGGGTCTGTGACGAGCGCGTCGGCGCGGATCTCGTCGATCACGTCGCGCGCGTCGGCGCAATACAACGTGACGTGTTCGTCGGTGTAGTACGGGGAGATCATTCGTCGGTCTCGTCGAGATCGTCGGGCCGGTCGTCGTTCTTGCGGCGTGGGGGCGCGGCGTAGATGCCGCCGTCGGCGGCGCCGTAGACGCGGTATTGGCGCGGTAACGAGCCGAGGAGGTCGGAGACGATCCCGACCGCTTTTCCGGGCGGGATCCGGATCGCTTCGTCGTGGTCGTCGGTCATAGCGGCGCGGTGTCGGCGACGTCTCGGCCGAGCGTGTCGGCGAGCACGGCGACGCGTAGGTCGTGGAGTGTCCGGTCGATCTCGACGGTTTTCTCGAGGTCGATCCGGTCGGCGTGGTCGTAGTCGTCGAGCGCCGCGACGTACGCGCGGGCAGCGGCGGCGAGCCGGCCGAGA